GCATAAAAAAAGGACTTAGCCCTTCAGCTAAGTCCTTGATTTAATTGGTCGGGACGGCAGGATTTGAACCTGCGACCCCCACACCCCCAGTGTGTTTGCGTGTAGAACGGGAGTGCAACTAAATCAAGGCGTTAGCCTCACGCACCGCAGAAATCTGGCGATTTCTCAGCACACAAACAGGCTAATCGATGACCATCGATTTGCAAAGGGGTAAAAATTTTATGCGTGTAAAATGCGTGTGAGCCCCAAGAATGTGGAGGTCGCTACCTGTTCCCGTTTGTCACCGCATAAGCCGCTTTGAGCGTCGCACTTTCAAGGTCTCTCTCGTGCATCGTGGCGATCGGGAGCTTGAAGGTGACCTGCTCACACACGCGCGAGACAGGCGCGAAATACACGCGCCGAATGTCGAGCCCGACAAACGCAACCACGTCACAGTCGGCAAGCGTTAGTGGCCGCTTGGGGCGCGACGCCGAACAGCTCCATTGATATTGGGTCGGCTTATACGGTTGCTTGGTCGCTTTGCTCTGCACACGCAGCGTCTCCCCTTGGCGCACAGCGATAATGTCGAAGCCGTCAGCGTTTATGATCGACGGCGACCAGCCCTGCATGATGAGCGCTGCGGAGACGATATGCTCGCCAGCAGCACCCAGGCGCGTCGCGTTAATTACGCCAGCCCTTCCAGGCGGCGAGCGTGACGCTCGGTGCGAGCAGTCGCCTGGCGATAGAGCCTGCTATTGCGAAGCTGTGCTGCCGCCTCCTTCCAGTCGCGCGCCTCGATAGCGGCATGGTGTTTCTCAAACAGTTGATACCTGGGCAGGCCCAACTGAAAGGCGAGCGAGATGATAGTGATCTGCGCGTCCTCGTGTAGTTCAGCGAGGTCAGGGTGCAGCCACATCGCATCGCTGATTGCGGTCTTTGTGTCGCGCTCAAACAGCTCGCTGACGCGCTCCTCGCTGACAGGTGCGCCGACCGGCCAGCCGTATTCCGCGTCGCCCTCAACGATTAGATGGCCGATGCCGCATGTGGGTTTATCGAGGTGGTCTAGGTACACGGCGTGGACGCAGCCCTCGTCCTGCTCAAGCAGCTCGCGCAAGCGCTGCATCATTTCTTCACCTTGTCGGCGACCTTCTCAGCCGAGCGCCCGACGACGTAGCCGCCCACGCCAATCATCAGCAGGTTCCAGAGTTCATCCGGCAGCGGGATGGTCAGCGGGATCTGATCTCCGACGAACAGCCGAACCGCCAACTCCACCAGCGCGCCCAGCAGAAAATTCCACGCGACGATTGCTGTGATAGTGAGCATGAGGATCGGTCGCCAGGTCGCCGTGATCCAATGCTCGCTTTTCGCTTCCGCAAGGATCACAGACGCAGCCGCCTGCTCTATCTGGGCGCTGTTGCTTATCAGCGCCATGTTGATTTCGCGCTCGATCTCGGCGCGCTTGTCCTTATCTTCTGGAAGCACCCGCTTGACCACGTCGCCAAGCAGGGGACCGATTACTGGTAGCAGCGCGCCAATCATGTGCCTGCCCTTTCCGACGGCACGGGAATATGCCGTCCGTTATGGATTGCTAGTTGGTGGTCCATCTCTTTGCGAAGCTGCTCGACCGTCGAGGTCAGCGTCGCCATCGCGATGTGGTCACGGCGCAGGTTCTCCGGTGAGTTCATCTTGGCAATAATATCGACCCTCTGCTTGATGACGCTCTCCGCGTTCTCCAGGTTGTCGATGCGCTTATCGTTGGCCTTTATGGTCGCGTGGATTTCAGCAATCGCTTCCTGCAAATCCTTAATTCGCATCTTCGCGACAGCGGCACCCCCGAAGATACTGGCCGCAACGCCCAAGAGGGTGACGATCAACCTGATGTCTATCGCGCCGTCCATCTAGCGCCCCCTCAACCAGTCCCAGATGCGCATGCCGGTCCAGATGAGTGACGCCGCTGCGGCAAGCGGCGGCAACCACTCAGCCAGGGTGCCGAGAACAACGGCGAAGCTCGCTAGGTCGATGAGGTTCTTATCCATTAAACGCGATTTCCGTAGCGAATTTTCCCGACCATGCTCGGCGCCGTACACCACTGGCCGTCGCGCTCGAAGAAAACGCTCCATGTAGTCGGGGAGATGTAGAAGCGCATACCGACGCCGCCGCTGGTCTCGCCCTGCCAGGCCAGCTCCTCACCGGCGTTGCGCGCCGCCTGGTCCGCAGCCGCCGTGTCAGGCACGCAGGAGATCTGCTGTCCGAAGGCGGGCATTAAAAAAGCCGCCCAGAGGGCGGCGGCTGCGGCGAGTGTGCGGAGCATCAGATCGGGTCAGGCCAGTTGTGGATCGGCGCGTTGCCGGTCTCCGGCACGACGAACAACGCTTTGAAGGCGTCTAGGGTCGCACACGCTGCGATCTGCCCTTCTATGACCCCGGCCGCTAGCCTCACCGCAGTGCGGTACGTTTGGATGTCGTCAGGCACCGCGATCCCGGTGTCGGTCTTACGAATGTAAGCCCAGTCAGTCTCCGCAAGAAGCGAACCCTGCGTTGCCTTGGTCGCGGCGATATACTGCGACTTGAGACCTGGGGTCACGATCTGGTTGCCGTCTGCGTCCAGCAGCGGATCGCCGTTCTCGTCAACCTCGTTCACGTCTTCCAGCGCGCGCTCGACCGAGGTGTACGCGCCAGTCAGATCAGGGCCGGTCACCCAATAGAAGCGCTCATCGGGCTTCGCTGCGATCGCGACCTCGACCACGTTATTCGCGGCCTTGGTTGCGGCGTCCCAGATGTTCCAGTTGCCGGGATGCTGGACGCCGTTGATGTCCGTCCAGGCGCGACCTGGGCGGAGGAGTGTTGTGTTGTTATAGACAAACATGATGAGCGCCTCCTATCGCGCTGTTGCTGGTGCGACGTTTGAGCCGCCAAAGGGGTGTTCTGCAAATGCCATGAAGATGTACGTTCTACCAGAGCCGTTAATGTTGTTCTGGTTATCTCGTGGCTTAAAGCCGTTCGACAAAATATCAATTTCAACAGTGGTCGAAGCAACTTCAGCCGCACTACTTTCAGCTAATATATATCTACCGTCTGGATTATATGTTTGACGGGCCGTGTCATACATTGTCCATGAGTTCGCTACGCTGGAGCATTTAATCATGACCCAAGCAGGTCTGAAACCGCACCAGACAAAGGGAAAATTTGTCGAGCCGGTGTAGATGCCGAATTTGCTAAAGCCTTCGACTTCTGCCCAGCAATAAGCAATGCAGGTATTTCCGCTGTTCATTACAGTACCCTGAGAAAACACAGATGATGTTGGGAAGGTACTGTTCCAGTAAGCGTTACTGGAGGTTTGCGCTTGTGTGCCTTCAAGAAACTGCGAATATGAACCGTCTGTATAGTTGATGTTTTGAACAAACCAGCTATCACCCGCAGACCGCTCTTTCTTGATAATCATTGACGGTTGAACACCAAGTCCATGACCAATAGTGTCGCTGCCCGTTCCGGTGGCAGTCCATGAAACGATGCTGAATTTCGCCGTGTCATTTACACTAACCGTAGAGGATATGCTTCCATCTTCGTTCGACGCCGTGCCGTTCCCGGCCAACCATTGCCATGCTGCTACGTTAATCCCTGACTGATTGATATTGTTCCAGACGGACCCATCGCCACTGACAGTAAAGCCGTCGGCATCAAGGCTGGTAATGCCGCCGGTTCCAACAACCTCTGCCGCTGCTTGGTTAGAATACAGAGTGTTTGGCGGAACTCGAACTGCGTCCACTAGGATGTGATTGTCGGTTTTGTTTCTTTGTTTTGCCCACACAAAGTCGGGCTGAAACGTCGAATTTTCTGACTGGTTCACCTCTAAATCAACAGCACCCGTCCCGGTAAACAGCGTCGTCTGGAAATACGCCGAGCCGTCAGCGATTGCAGGTGTGGGCAAGTTCGCGGTGGACAGGGCTGAGAAGCCGGTTGGCGAGGGGTGGTCGAAGCCAAGTTGGCCGAAGTTAACGGTTACATCAGATGAATTTCGGCTGCGAACATATGGGGCAACAGCGCCGTCTGCCGCCCAAGATAATGTCTCTCCGGTTCCTGCGCCGGGATCACCGGAGTTATACCAAGTTCCGTTCTTTCCAAACCAAATCTTTTTGGCGTCTACGTCAAACGCCATCATCACAACATCACTGGTCGTGTAGGTGAAAGCTGGGCTTAAAGTTCCTGTTGTTCCGTCGTAGTCGTAACCACCGTTTCGGTCGATATTGGCTTTTGGTGACGTTGGAAATCCGACACCTTGAATACCTGTAACCGGATTTGATGTTGAGCTATCCGCCGTGTTAATTTGATATTCGACGTAATATTTTCCGCTGTTAACAAAAATTGTTGCCATTACGTCGGTAGCAGTACCTGTGGCATCGGCGTTAAGATTGCCGTCTTTTAGCGTAACGCCGCCGCTAGATGACATATTTAGCGGGTTCAGTGTCGCAAAGTTATTACTCGGCGTATCCGTAACCTGATCGTCGCTGGTCCACGAGCCAACAAGCCGCATGTGGTTGTCGTTGCCAGAAGTATCAGCACCGATGTCCGACGCTGTAGCGCCAGACGTGCCGCTCTGCTTGAACTCCATAAAGCAGCCGTCCTCGCCAAACTGGGCAGTAGACAGGCTGTTTTCTTTTGGAACCCAGACACCGTCATTGTTGTATTCGCCAAACTGATCTGGGCCGTAAATGTCGGACGCGCCAAACGCGCTGTCGAGGATCAGGTAGTAGTCGGCAATGTACCAGTCGCCTATACCATTCGGCGTAGACTGATACTCGTGCGTGTTAATCCGATAGTCGTAGCTGTTCGCGATTAGATAGCGATAACTGCCGCCATGAGTGAAAGTCAGGACTACTTCATTGTTGGCGTAGTAGGTCAGGACACCGTTATCATTTTTTATACACCAGTGGGTCCAAGCACTTGGATCGCGAAACACGGCTGATGATGTGTGAGCTGTAAACGCACTGGCGTTGGTGCCGTAGTAGTGTACGAGTTTGTCGGCACTAGCATTTATAACCGGATAGTCTGAATAATAGGTGCTGCCCCCGACACTGGACGAGTGCAAAACCATGTCGTTGGTGGATACGCCGCAGCGTTTTGCCCAGAAGCTGACCGTGTAGTAGTTACTGTTGCCAGTCCCCACGAAATCTGTGGTTGCTTTCAAGAAGCTGTGGTCAGTCCCGAGACGCGCCGCGTACTTAATCTGATAGCCGCCACCGGCTGCACCAGATGCCCCGGCGAGCTGATTGTTAAAAATCGGCATGGTCGCCTCTAGCTATAATTCGCGGTGAACACGCAGTGGATCGAGGTCGTCGAGCGCACGACGTAGTCGATGCGATCGACGGCGCTGGCCGCAGTCGACAGCGTCGGAGCGGTGCCGCCCGCGAAGTCGTAATAGGTGCCGAATGACAGGGTCCGTGAGCCGGTGCCGTCCTGGATGATGAAGATGCTGCCAGACTGACCCGCCGTCAGATTAGACGGGTTCGCCATCGTCCGATTGCCGCCCAGCGTGACGACGAAGTTGTTGCTGTCGTCCATGTCGGGCGTGATGGTCGCGCCGTCAGTCAGCGTCGTGATCTCAGCTCGCTGGCCCGCGGTGAAAGTCTGCGCCGAAGCCGTGCCTGCGCCGCCGAGGTTCGTCAGAGCCGCTGAAGCGGTAGAAGCGCCGGTGCCGCCGTCGGCGATCGCCAGGTCGGTGATGCCGGTGATCGAGCCGCCGTCGATGTTGATAGACGACAGCGCGACCGTGCCAGCTACCACGTCAGCGGTGTGGGCCATGATCTCGCGGATCGCGTTGTTAATTCCGCTGGGGGCGCAGCCCTCATCGATGTCGACGCTGTCGATGTCGGTGTTGCTGCCTGGGGTCGACGAGTAGTCGTTCCATGAAACCTTTGGCATTTGTTTCTCCAGATATTAAAAAACCCGCCGAGGCGGGCGGGTTAGTTGAGCAGTCCAGCTAGACCTTGCTCGGTCGGCTTTGTTAGCGGCTGCGCTTGTTGCGCGGCCACAATCGGCGCAAGGGCTGAACTTTCTCTTGCGACTATGCGGGCCAGGCCGTTGATCTTCGCCTGCAACTTGGCAAGCTGGCTGTCGTCGCGCAGCGCGCGCATGACAGTCCCAGGGTCTTCGCTAATAAGGATTTCAGCGACACGCTGCTTGTCTGCGTCAGTCAATCCTGATTGCAGTGCTGATTTCGCGCGGAACAGCAATCGTCCCACCGCCAGAGGATTGGCGTTGAGTGCGCTAACGACGTCTTCTGCGACAGCGGTGCTTCCCATGTCCGCAATTCGCGATGTAGTCTCTGCTGTTGGCGAGCCACCTAAAACCCTGCCCGCCGTCTCACCAGTTTCGGTGGCAAGCTCCACCCTGTTGATGACCTCATCCAGCTCGTCCTCCGGTACAACCATCCGAAGGATCATGCCGTCCTTAGACTCATCGTCAGCCAGGTGCTTTGCCAGCGACTTGCGGCTGCGGTCGGCGAACTTGGCCCGGTAGGACGACATCAGGCCAGTTCTAAAAGCGTTAACGACCTCCGGCCCCTCGGCCACCAGTTCCTCAAAATCGATCGCCACCTGGTCAGCAGATTTGCCGAGCGCTTTCTGCCCCTTCTCAAAAACTTCCTGCTGTCGCATGACCTGCGCCCACACGCTGCGCACTTGAGCCAACTCAGGTGAGGATGCGTCGATGGCTTCGCGCAGATTGCCCTCAAGGTTATTGTACGCCTTGCCGAGTGAACCCTTCCCGCGTTCGAAAGACTCCGCCGCCTTGTCGCTGATTGCGCGCCTGACGATTTCAGCTTGATGCAATGTCACAGGTCCGGTGAACTCAATCGTGCCGTCTTCAAGAACCTCGAAGAAGTCATCGCCAGCCTTGTCAACCCGAGCAAGTTTTTTGACGTCATCAGCAAGGTCGGCTTCGCGACCTAGCGCGTCACGCAGAACCTCAAGAATGTCGCCGTCGGCTTCAGCCCCTGTTTCCCATATCTTGTCGTATTCGTTACTCGCTGCTCTTCTTGTTGCCTCTGCGCCCTTGTTGAACAGACGCAAGATATTGCCCGATGTCTTGGTCAGGCTTTCCTGCATCCGGTCTCGTGCGAGGCCGCGCGCGTCTTTCGAGCGACGCTCAAGTGTTTGATTGATCGGATTAGCCGCGCCTGTTGCCGACGCCTTATATGCCCGCAGCGTCTCACGCAGGTCCGGGCTTATATCAGCCATGATCCTGCCGCCCTCTTGGGGTGTGCCAATCTTGCTGACGATGTCGTCGACGGCTTGGTCAAACGTCATCTGGTTACTTGCAGCATGGCGCTGCACAAGTTTCTGCAACTCAGCTTCGACGCGCTTGCCGCCTCGATTGCCGAGCCTGCGACGCACGAAGTCGAGGACAGCACCCCCTAACTTGCCTGCTTGGCGCAACGCTATATTCGTGCCTACTCCGCCAACTGCGCTTAGCGGAGCATCAATAGCTGCGCTGACTGCTCGGTTGCCCAAACCGCCTTCACCGGTTCCGAAGCCGTAGACCGCGCCCTCGCCAAGCCCGGTCAAAGCCGTCCGCGCTAATGTCGGTGCAACTCTTGCGGCTGTCCCCGCCACAATAGGCGCTGCGCCGGAGCCGCCAGCGGGCAATGTTGCAAGCGCCGCGGCGGCTGTCGGTAGAATTGCGCCGCCAAGTTCCAGCGTCGTGGCTGTTCCTGGGCGCATTTGTCTGAATGCATCAATGTTGGTGCGCGTGTCAGACAGGGCTTGGTCATACGAACGACGATCAAACGGATTAATGGCGGCGATGCCTGCCTCAATCTCGTCACCGTATCCGAGCGTTAATCCCTGGCCGACAAGGCGCGCCTTATTAGACATGCTGCTGACCTGCTCTTCTAAATCCGCCAGGCGGTAAGAAGCTCCCTGCCGGGCAAACTCACGATCAATCATGTCGTCAGTAAAGCCGTCGGATCGCATCCGTGCGACGCTGTTTAATGCGGCGCGTATGGCATCAATGCTCATGCGCTAGTCCCCTATCGTCGATGGAACATTGTAGGGATTGGTTGATTGAGCTGGCGGCGTGTTATTCCGCGTAAAGCCTGTGACTGGCCTCACAACAGAGCCTGGACGCAGGGCAAGCTCGTCTTCTTGCTTTGTGTAGTATGTGATGTCTTTTTGAAGTCGCTGTTGCGCGGCATCACCCAGTTCCATAATGCGCGCGCGCAAATCTTTGCCGACATCACCCGGCAATAATTTACCCTGCTGAACTTGATCGACCTTCAATTTGAAGGTTTCGAGAATTGAGGAAATTTGTCTTGCCAGCGCGACTTCGCCTTCGCGTACCACGCTGTTTGGATCAAGAGCAGTGATGAAGCTGTAAAGCGTTTCTAGGTCTGAAACGCCAACCTTGCCTTGTCTTAATTCAAGCTGTTGAGCGCGTCTCGCGGCTCCCAGTATTTTAGCAAGACCCTCAGAGTTTTTATTGAACTCTCCGCGCAAATCTTTCTCATAAGCGCGCTTCTGCTTCGTAATATCAAACAATGCCTTACCAGCAGCCTCTGGACCGGCGTTGGAGGCTGTGGAGATGTAGGATCTTTCAGCGCCTGTAAATCGCTCACCAGTTCCCTCAAAGTTAAACGGCTCCATTGGTGGGTCGATATATTTGCCTGTGTTGGGATCGTAAACACGATTGCCGACGGCGAACGGTTTCTGCTGCATGCTCGCCATAAACTGATAAGCCGCCAGCTTGTTCGCTAGGTTCGCGCTTTGCGCTTTCTGGTAGTCGTCCATGAAGCCCTGACCGCCAGCACCGATCGCCCCCATGAAGCCGCCCTTCGGCGTCAAGGATGGCGCGCCGTAGTTAAGCAAAGCGCGGCCCATACCCATTAAGCCAGCAGCCAGAGGATCTTGCTCGTTTGCCGTCAGAAGCCCGCGCAAACTTTCTTGGTCAGGCATGGATGCCGTGGGACGGGCAGCTACCGGCTGCGGCATAACGGGCTGCGGCATGCGCGGCGGAAACAGAGGCGGTGGCACCCTGGTTGGCGGTAGTGCGGCCTGGGGAATTGCGCGACCGGCAATTTGATAAGGATTGCCCTCAATGACGGTGTCGGGTCCGAGGGGGATGATGGGTCTTACTGTGATTGGAGCATTCATTAGAAAACCCCTCGTAGGAAGCCGCCGGTGCCAAACGCAGACTGTCCGATACCTGCCAGCGTCGACAGGGCGCCGAGCGTGTTAGCTGTCGGATTGCTGAATACTGGCTGCGTCGTGGTGCCGGTGGAGCCGACGGTGCCGCCTGCTACGTTCGCCATGTACTGACTGAGCTTCGCGGCTGGCAGGTTCTGCTCGAAGTTGAAGCGGTTGATCTGATCGTTGAGGATGTTCTGACCCATGCCCTCGCGAGCAGCGCCGACGTTCATAAGCTGACCGATGTCGGCGTAGTCAGTTGCCGCCAAGCCTGGTGCAGCTCCGATCATCGACTGTTGCAGTGCGCGCTCACGACCGTAGTCGGCGTAGCCAATGTTGCCCGCGACTTCGGCGGCGCGCTTGGCGAGCGCGTCAGCAAATAGTCCCGAATTGAAACGACCGCCGCCTGAGAACGCTGACCCGACGCTGGAGATAACAGGCTCCATCGCGGACTGGATAGCCTGGTCGCGATACGGGTTGGCTGCGCCCAGGTAGTCGCCGCGCACGGTCGACATCGCCTGGCCCAGCGCTTCCTGCCGAAGCGGGCTTCCGGCCAGCGCGCGCGTCTCAGTCTGGCGCAGCGCCTGCTCGGTCTGGGGCGAGAAATCAACGTAGGTCTGGCCGGGGAAATACTGCGGCTGTTCCGACTGATAGATGTTCTTCGCTTCGCCCAGTCCAAACTCTAGGAACGGCTGCGCGTAGGCAGGCGCGCCGCTGGTCGACTGCGTCGTGACCGTCTGTGTCTTGCTACCACCGCCGAGGCTCATAGCGTTCTCCTGTAAACTGTGGCCGCTTTTTTGAAGCCAGGCGCAGCCCGCTCCCAACCGTCGCGGCCTACAATCTCCGCATCGGTACAGCCCTGCTCGGTTGCCCAGGCGACGACCTGCTCGCCGAGTTGATGAATTTGTTTGAGGTTGCCGCCTGCGATCCAGACGCGGCACACCTTGTTTTTCGGATACTTGATGATTTCCGTGATCATGCAGCTATCTTCGTAGGCGAAGAACTGCGCCTTGCCGGTCAGGATGCGGTCCAGCACCGTGCGATCGCTGTGGCTGTCGGGCGCATATTTGAGGGCGGCTCGGACGTGCTTTTCAAGCCGCGCCCAGCTAGGCAAAAATTCCGACCCTAAAGGTTCGAGTGGTCGTATCGTTGGCATGTGTGATCGTGTAGGTCTGCTTTCCTTGACTGCTGACATACATGCCGCCAGCAGCAAGCTCGGTTGCCGCGTCCGCCGTAATTGGCATGAACACGATGAGGCTCTCCGCGCCGACGCGAATGTCGGTCACGACAGTTGAGGTCGCGCTGTTGGTGAGCGTGACCTCGCCGGTCACGTTCATCTTTCCGTCGACGCAGTTGTTTACGATTTCCGCCGTATCGCGCAGGGACGCGCCAATCGGCGGGAGCTTGCGAAACGAGGTGGTCATCGCAGCCCGAGGGAACTGGCCTCAATGTCGATGCCTTGGGCCTGCGTCCAGTCGCCGGTCAGGTTGAGGCGTACAGTGTGAAAGCGGCCTTCTGATCGCACTGGTATGTAGCCTTCCGCGTTCAGCGATGAGGCGCTGCCAAACGTGGCCGTGTCCTGCTGGCGCAGGCGCGTACCGATCTGAGCGGTGACGGTTGTCGCCCCCTCAGTGTACGGCACGATCTTACGCAGCATCGCGCGCCGACCGGGGAACGCCTGGAACTCGCTGGTCTCCAGCGTGGCCGCGAGCGTCGCTCCACCGAATATGGCGAGCTTGGTGTCATCGATGCCGCCGAACAGGAACTGCCCGCCCTTCCAGGCCACGCTGTCGAGCGAGGCAGACAGCGCGTCAAGAGACGCCGACACGTTGTCAAGCTGCTCAAGCGTATAGCCCGCCGTCATAAAGCTGCCGACGCCATCGGTGTCGACCGCGGCATAGCTCCAGCGATCGAGGCTGTAGTTGTAGAACAGCAGGCGGTCAGGACGACCCGACACTGAGGACGACGACGGGTAGCTCACGACGATGAGCTGGTTGAGCGGATCGACCGAAGCCGAGATCCGATAGCCGTAGTCGGCGTTGAGGTCATCAAGGAAGAAGCGGTTGACGCGCTCCGCGCCGATCGCCTTCGACCCGCTGCCGTCGAACAGGTAGAAGCCGTCGTCCGAACAGTAGAATACGTTGCGCCCGATCGCGGCGACGCTGCCGGGGTACTTACAGCCGCGGCTGCTCTCCACCAGGTCGAACTGGTAGAACAGCGGCGGACCAACGAACTGGGCGCGCATGATGCCGCGCTCGCAGAGGATGATGCCATATTCGCCGCCGACAACGCCGGTCACCGCGCCGATGTCGTTTAGGTCTTGAAAGTCAGAGCCGCTGGTAGCGCTGCTGCCCCAGGTCGTCTCGCTTCCGATACCGGACCAACGAACGCGGTACGGATAAACTGTCCCGCTCTCTTCGGTGTAGCCGGTGAATATCTGATCGCGCACGACCGCCATGTAGCGCGCCTTCGGCGGCGTACCAGACAAGTCAGCAAACGACCCGCCGCCGATCGTCTCGATCTGGATCGGGTCGTCAAAATTGGTCGCGATGACCTTGTTCGACCACTCGATGAAACGCCAGCGCTCGCGCGTGCTGGTGGAGTATCCGCCCACCTTGCTCGCGTCAGCAAAGGTCGTCGTCGTCGATCCGGCGAGCCGGTAGAGCTTGGAGGTGTCCCCGGCGTAGACGTTCGTGTTTTCGCTGGAATCCTTGACCGCAATGAAGCCTCGGATGCGCGTGTCTGTCGCCGAGGAGAAATCACTCAGCGCCTTCATCGAGCGATAGCCGCGAGCCGCCGGTATGACGTTCTTGGCGACCGTAGAGCCTGGGTTCTCGAACGCAGGCTGGTCAGGCAAGAACTCAGGAAAGTTAATCATGCTGCGATGTCCCAGGTCTCGCTGCCGACGGTCACGTCGGTGAATGTCTCGCTGCCCACTGTCACGATCGACCACGTCTCGCCGCCGACCGCAGCCTCATTAAAGTCTTCACCCAGTATCTTTCCTGCCGCAGACACGCTTGCCGCAGCAGCCGGAGAGGCAGCGCCCACAAAGGTGCCGACCGCCGTCGCGCTGACTGTGGCGCTACTGGATAGCGTTGCGTTGCCAACCGCTTCAAAGCCGCCGAGTGCAGTGACGCTGGCAGATGTCGCAGCCGAGGCGCCGCTGCTCTGCACTCGAACGCCAGCAGACGATACGCTCGCCGACGTGGCGGCAGATGCGGTGCCGAGGCGGATGACAACGCCAGCCGCCGAGACGCTCGCGCTTGCCGCGGCTGATCCGCTGCCAAGCTGCACGCGGACGCCCGCCGACGAGACCGATGCAGATGTCGCTGCCGAGCCAGATCCATATCGTAGGCTCGCGGTCGTCCAGATCGCGTTGTCGAGCGAATATGGGAGACTGTCGATCGTCCCCCAGTTGTCGAGCTGCTCTAACGTCGGGCCGGTGAAGTCAGCGTAAATCCAGTCTGCGCTGTCAAACGACGTGGTGATGCTGTCGACGGTGCCGTAAGCATCAAGCTGTTCTAAATTCGGCCCGGTGGTTGGCTTCGCCATTAAGCCGCCGTAATCGTCACGCCGCTGGTGTTGACCTTGAACACATCACCCGTGGCGATTGTCTTCGACGCATCCAGGGCGCCGTAGAACAGCAGGTTGCCCGCGCTGCTCGCGTCCCAAACGCCGATATGCGTAAGCGTCCCCCAGGACGAAGTCGCGGTGTCAAACTCGACCGCGCCGCTGTTGGCAGCGGAGCCGGAGGATGCGGCAGAGAACGCGATTGCCTTGCGAACATATCCGGTGCCGGAGGTTGAGACCTCTGCGCCGCTGGCGTCGTCAGCCGGGTTGGCAGTGTGAAGCGACAGGTAGACTGCTGCCGGTGCCGAGGTGCTGGCGGTTCCCAGGAAGTGATCGAGAAACTTGTTCTCCAGATAATCGCTCATCGCGCTCATGTGAGTTCTCCGTAGTTGCTGCGCATAGTCGGTGCGCCACCGATGCGAGCGCGCTGTTCATCAAGTTTGATTTCCTCAATCGCGCGCTGCGCCAGCGCTTCAAAGCCAGCCGCGCGCTGGTCGTCGACCAGGTAGATCGAGGCGGCTGAAAGCGACGAGTAGAGATAAGCGTCCGGGTAGCGGGTCAGCACCCAGTTGTTCGTGTTGCTGTCGGACAGCGCGTCGAGGCCGTCGATGTAGGTCAGCTCAATCGTATACTCGGTCGTATCCGGCGTCGGAGCGATCTTCATCTCCTTGCCGACGACGGTGTAAACCGCAGGCTTGCCGGTGACGCTGCCGGTGTATTCGCGCTCGATCTGGTCGGGCGAAACGTAGCGAAGCGTCTGGCGCGGCGAGGTGTTGAGCTGCACATGGCGGATCTCGCGCAGGCCAGTCGGCAGCGCAATGTATTGATCGTTCGCGGTCGTCGTAACCGTCGCGCGCTTTTCCTGCTCGCGCGTCTCCAGCTCACGCGACAGGCGCGCTTCAGCCAGGTCGATAAACTCAGGGATGCGCGCCGTCAGATCGTCGCGCCCGAGCCAGTTGGCGACTGCTGTTTGCAGCTCGCTGTAGGTGCCGATCGCCATTAGACGCGCCCGCCGGTGGTGCGCCAGGCGCGGTTCTCAGGATCGTTTAGCCAGCGCTTCCACGCCTTCAGATTGTCGTGGCGTGGCTCGCCGAGTTTCTTGACGAGGTCGTAGTAAACGGTCGCCGGGATCTCCGCGACCTTCTGCTGATGCCGCTGGGTGTTGCCCAGCATCGTGCCGTATTTCCAGTCGTTCGCGGCGCGCTTGTTCTGCTCGATGATGGGCGCAACCTCTTGCTCGGTGACGACGGTCTTATCGTCTCCCGAAAAGTGCATGTAGGTCTTCTTGCCTGGGGCTTCGGTGAGGAGCTTCTTCATCAGTTTATCGCCACGTTTGTGAGAACATCTGCGTCGACCTGGTCGAACATGTCTTGCAGCTCTTCGCTCGCGTCTTCCTCCGTGTCGAAGGGGCCAAGCTGGACGAGAACGAAAAACTTCCCGTCGCGCTCCATCACGCTGAAAGTTCCGAGCATCTAAATCTCCAACGAAAAAGGGGAGGCCGAAGCCTCCCCTTCATCGCATCAATGTGACCTCAGATTAGGAGGTCGAAAGGTCAACGACGGCGGCATGCGCCTTCGGTGCCTTCATAACGAGCGTCCACTCAGACACGATCGCGAACTTGGTCGCGTCGCCCGTCGGGGCAACGTCGGAGACCGAGAACATGCGACCGGGCAGGTGACCGATCGAGTAGAAGTCAGGATCAAGCAGGAAGATTTCCGTGTTCGCTGCCTGACGGTCGATGACCACGTTGAGCGTACCGAAGTCGGTCAGGTACATGCTCACCGAGCCGATGATGACTGCATCGGTCGGCGCGTTGGCCGTCATGTGGAGCTGGTTGGTCACCGCGCTGCCCGAAGACAGATCGGAGAACGCAACCTTGTTGGCCGGAGAGACAACCAGCATCGACGGGTTGCCGCCGTCCACATAGGCAGCTTCCATCGCGTCGTCGATCTTCGCCAGGGTCAGGGCCGCATTGGCACCGGCCATGTCGGAGACGTCAGAACCATCGCCAGTCGGCGTGGTGGTTGCACCTTCGACCACCGTGTTGGTGATGTACGACAGCAGCTTGCCCGCCTTGCGGGGATCGCTGCCCGAGCGGGCTTCGTTCTTGAAGAGAGCCTTCTCGACGTCGCGGCGCTGCTCGATGCCCTTCAGCACCTTCACATACGCGGTTTCGCGATCGCGGCCAGCAGAATCGACGACGTCGAGGGTATTCGACACCGAAGCAGCCTGGACGCTGATCTGGTGGTAGTTGCCACATTACCTTCAGAGCAGATCGCTAATCTGCCCCCGCTCTTCCGAGCTGCTCTGTGTCGCCACAGAGATGAGACTATATCATCACCCCGAAGGGTGTCCCGCGCTTCCCTGCCGCTTGGCAGGTACTCCAAAAGGATAGTCGTTGAACCTTCCTCTTTCGAGGCTTGGCTGCTGATTGTCTCAGAGAGAGTTCCCAGCAATTCACGGGATTTGCATTACGCCTTACGACGTAATGGCCCTAGCTAATTAAGGCGCGTCGTTGCCGACGGGTTGACGTAGGAGTAATCGGCGCCTTCGTTGACATAGTTGGTGTCAACAGCGGCGGCGAGTTCCTGAACTTGCCACTCATGGAAAATACCCGAAGTGGTTACTTTCTCGGCGTTCGAGAACACCGGGGTTTCATCGGGGTCGATCCGATAAATAACGTCGGCGAGATCTTCGCGCTCACCGATCGCTGTGCTGGACGTATAGGTCGCCATAGTAGCGGTTCCTTATCTTAGGAGGTTAGGAGATAGTCGACCGCGTCGTTCAGCTTTCCGGTCTTGGAAAGTTTCTTCATCGCGGCCTGCTTCCTGCGCACCTGGCCGTCCACTTTGCCCCTCGGCTGTCCCGATCGGGATACCTTGGGTGCAGGCTTTGCTTTCTTCTTCTTCACCGCCTTGTCTGTGACCAGTTGGTCATACAGCCACGCCTTGCGGAGCGTCTCGACGGCACGGGCATCGGTGATACCGGCGATTTCCTCGTCGGTGATGCCAGCGTCGTTTGCCCATGACTTGAGGGCATCGCGCTCCTTTGCAAACACATCCGGGTCCGACCACGCGGGTATCCGGCGCACCATCTCCTCTCGCTGTTCAGCGAGATGCGTTTGGCGCTGCTGTGCCATTTCGGCTTGCTGTTGCTGGCTCAGTTGCTGGCGCTCAGAGATGACCTTTTGAAACGCTTCCTGCTGCGATCGGAACTGATCGCGGGCGCGGACGTATTCCAGCGGGTCGCTCTCGTAGAGCTTGTCCCAGTGTTCCTGGCCGGGGTCCTGCGGTTGGAAGAGCTGCTCCACCTGCTGCAATGCCGCGGCATACTGGTTTCGCAGTTGACGCGCCTGCGCAATCTCAGCCTCGTTCGCTTTACGCTGCTCGGCTAGTGCTTGCGACTTGCGCGTGTAATCGGCTTGACGCTGATACCCGTTCAAAAGCTCCTGCTCGGTGACGTCGACTTCCTGGCCGTCCACCTTAACGGTGTAGACCAGTTCAGTTTCGCCATCGTCCGCGTCCTCGGCCCCATCGGCCTCGTCAGCGTCAGCAGCCTCGATGGGTTCTTCATCGTCGGCCTGGTCGTCGATTTCCTCTGGAGCGTCTGCCTCTACCGGCTCGGCTTCAACGGCTTCTTCGACGGGTTCAGATGATGCGGTCTCTTCGGCTTGCACCCCGAGGGTGTTCCGTTCGAGAAGCATCTGGACGGCAGCATTAGCCGTCAGCGGGCCGTCCCCGGCCTGCGTGGTATCGGTCATATTAACCTCTTGAATAAGGGCCGCGGTGCGGAGGCGAACGCTTGTCCGCGCGGTTATCCTTTGATGCCGCGATCAAGCTCGCGACGTGCTAGGTCGCCGGTCATGGCGACACTTTCGAGATGCGCGCGGACGCCTTGCAGCGACTTCAGCATCAGGAAAATCTTCTCGCGCCGGTCGGACTGAGCTTCCTCAGTGTCCCGCCAGGCGGAGATGTATTGGGTCTCAAGCGTTTCAAACGCTTCGGTTAAAATCTCGTCTCGCAGAAGCGCCGCAGCGCGCGCGCCACGGTCGACTTCCTCTCGCCTCTTGCCTTCATCCATCAGATGAGCAGGCTCGCCACTGGCTGGTAGCCGGTCGTGTCGAGCGGGCCGGAATAGAACTCAGGGCGCAGCGCGAAGCTCTCTTGGAAACGACGCTCCTGCTGGGGATAGAGCAGGCCATAGTCGGCGGGCGCGTTTACCGGAACGACGTTGAGCGTCGAGGGGCGCTGCAACAGTGTCGGGTTAAGAAAAATTGGCTCGGCGGCAATCGGAGCGGCCACGTTCTCGACCACTGCGGTTGGCGTCGCGGCTTGCGGGATATAACGGCGCTGCGCGGCCGGATCAGGGCTGCTGCCCATCTGGTCAGCCGCCTCCATCAAGTCCTGCATTTCGACGTGGCCCTTGACCTGCGCGAATACTGACGGAGGACTAAAGTAGTCTAAGGCGGCAACACCTTTGGAGAAGATGCCGAACGGCGTTGGGTCTATAAAACCCATAACGGCTGATATTGCTTTTGCTGCGGGGTTGTCTGGGTCGACATTGACAGGGGTGCCGTAAGGCATTCCATTTTTGATCGCCTGGAAAGTGTATGGGTCAAGCTGCTCAAGCGTAATGTCGGCCCTGTCCGCGACGGCAGCGGCGGCTTGCCCGGCATTGGTAAAGCCGATCGCGTCTTCCAGAGACATGTCTGGATTGTAGCTGTAGAAACTTTGCCCAAGCGCTTGGGCGTCATTAGCGCTTATGCCGGGGCCAAGCGAGGGGCCGGGACTAGGGTCTGGTGACTTTGTGCCATAGGCATCAACCGGGTCATCAAACGAACCCGGATTAGCGGTTGGCGAAGCTGTTCCATAGGAATCTACGTCGTCAAATGAACCTGGGTTTCCGAAAGCGGTATCTTCGCCATAATCAGCGCCATCACCGCCTCCGCCGTCTCCACCACCACCAGACATTACACGACACTCCTGATATTTGGCTGGACCATTGGGTTCTTAGCGGCCAGCTCGACGCCCTTGAGCTGGGCTTCCATCGCCAGCTCCTGACGCTTCAATTCAAATTCGGCGAGCATTTCCTCGCGCTTCAACTCCAGCTCGGCAACCATGCGCTCGCGCTTCAGCGCAATCTCGGCTTCGAGCTTCATCATCTCGGGATCAGCCTGCGGCTGCTGCGACATCTGCATCGGCGGCTGCATGGCCGGATCCAGGAAGAACTGACCGGCATCCTTGAAGCCGGAATGTTCCGCGATCTTCGCCAAGGTGTTGCGGTACTGCTCGATCGTCACCAGCGGGTTCTGCGGGCCGAGCTGCATGAGGATCTGCTCCTGCTTCGCAGCGATCTGAGCCAGCACGGCAATCTTCTCGTTCGTGTCGCCGGTGCCGAGACCGACGTTCACGCTCATGTCGAAGCCGTTGACCCAGGCGCGCGGGTCCATCGGGACGAACTGATTGCGCAGGCGAATGATGCGCGGCTGGTTCTGATGCTTGGTGACGAGGTGCAGGATGTTTTTGAAGAGCGTCTTCACGCCGGTCTCCGCGAATACGCGAGCGATCATCTCGATCTTGCCCTGCGCAGCCGACACAGTCGCGGCCACGGCGGTTGCCGTCGTCGACTGGAGGGCGTCGGCATCAAGGCCCATCGAGGCGCGGCTCAAGCCAGTGCGCTGCTCGCGGACCTGGTCCAGATACTCAAGCATCGGGAACGTCTGCTGCCCGATCGGCGCCGGGGCCAGCGGCTGCACCATGCCAGGGGCGCGGGCGCGTACCACGCCGCCGGGGCGGTTGGTTAGCAGGTCGTCCAGGTTCACCTGGCCCTCGACTGCGACGACGCGGCTGTTGTTGGCCGCGTACAGGTTGTCGAGATACTGCCTCATCAGGGTCGACTTGATGACCTGAAGGTCTTCGACTAACTCGGCAACCGAGCGACCGACCAGGCGATGCGGCATCATAATGGGCGACAGTGTGGCGAACGGGATGTGGTCGAACAGCTCGTTCTCGACGATCTCGTAGGCGTCGCCCAGGCACACCACGCGGCGCAGCTCGGCGATGCCGTCGTCGTCATAGTCGGCCTTGATGTAGACCTCGGTCACGAGGACGTTCTGCATGGCCGGGTCGGCGCGATCGAACTCGGCGTTGCTCTCCAGATCGTCGAAGCGCGACTGGCGCTCTTCCAGCTCTTCCAGCTCGTTGTAGCCCGCATGCTTGACGACGTCGTCCTCGTCATAGCCGCGCGCGATCAGATCGCTGACGCTGGCGACAGTGCGGTGCGCGACGAACGGCGCGTCCTTGAGGTTCTTGGTGCGCTTGGCGAACAGGAACTCTTCCGGCGGCACGTTCTCGACAATGACCTTGCCGCTGGTCTCGACGCGGCGGACGCGGACGTCATAGGTGAGCGGCCGCAGGTCTTCCTCGCCTTCCGCAGGCTCGGGGCCGAACGGGATTTCGTCGCGCTCGATGATCTCGACGTCGGGATCAGCGAGGATCGCCGACAGCTCGATGTCGGACAGACCCTCGTAGAGTTCCTCGTCGACGTGTGCCTCCTCTTCCCACCAGGTCTTCACGACGCCCAGCTTCTGGAGCAGGCCGTCCTTGAACCAGTTGTGCAGGGTCAGGAAGCCGTCGTTGTCGCTGCTGAAGATGAAGTTGCAGTAGTCAGTCGCCTGGGCCGCTGCCTCGACGTCTTCAGGACCACGCGGCACGAACTCGACGGTGCGGTCGGTCGAGGAGAAAATGCGCATCAGGGACGGCATCATCATCTCAATCGTGTCGGCGACCTCGGTGCTGACAACCTGGGAACGGCCTTCCTGCTCGTTTCCGAGCGGCTCGCCCATGTAATAGTCATGCAGCCGGATGCGGTCGCGCGCATACTCGGTATCGTAGAAACCGAGTGCGTTTTGCACCTCGGAAACTACGATTGATTGAAATTCGATGTCGTCCATGACGCTGGCTTTCTATTGGGTCAGCAGGAGGTGCTGTACTTACCCGTCTTCTCGCTTGCGACGCGCTTTCCGCCCTTGCCCTTTTTCTTTCCGTAACCCTTCATCTGACGATCCCTTCGGTTGGAGTTTGCCGATAGCGGCGTAGGTGTCCGAGACGTAACTGTCGAACTTCTTGCCCGTCAGGCCGCGCATGCGCGCCGCCCGCCGGATCTTGCCTTCGATCATTTGGTGAACCTCGATGTGAACGTCGGAGCCTTGCGCTTGACGTTCTTCTTGTGCCGACCCGGTCGGCGGATGCGCTTTTTGTATTTGTAGGCGCTGGCACCTATGACTGGGCGCGCCATCAGACGACCCAGCCGGTGTCGACCTCAATCGGTCGGCTCCACTGCCACGCCTGCATCTGCGACGGGCTTCCGCTGGATGCGGCGAAAGTAAGGCAGAGCGCGTCAGCGATGTCCGGGCTTCCCTGCCCGCGCTTGCGCATCTCGTCCTTGCTCTCGATCTTGGTTTTGCCGGACGATGTGAAGCTATATCGGGGCGTGGTGAGTTCGCTCTTGAGTTTATCGTTTTTCGGAAGTTTGCAGTCGCGATCTTCGAGCCACTCCCGACATAGCATCCACAACTCGTCTCGCATGCGCATAGCCTCTGGCTTCATCGCGCTACTTTCGGAGACGTTAACCCCTCGCGCCGGAGCGCCCAGCTCTCTCAGTCGATCGACGACGCCGGACCCCAGGCCAATGCTGTCGACGAGTATCTGATCCGGCTTTTCGTCGAAGCGGGCCGCAGCGATCTCAGCCATGACTGCGCCGCACAATTCCATCAGATCCAGGCCGCGCCAGGTGCGGATGTCGTGGACGACGTTGCCCTTACGCTTTACGAGCGCCGAAGCGTCTGTACCAAACCGCGCAACGTCGAGACCCCAGACCGACATGCTTCCCGAATACGGCTCCACATCGCGCTCAAACGCTTCTTCAACGAGGCCCATGGGGATGTAGCTTTCGTCGTCAACCGTCGGAAATTCTCCGAGAACGCGGACACGATACGCATTGCTTAACTCTCCATATCGCTGCGCCATGTCGCGCAAGAAGTCTTCGCTGACGAGCGGGCTGTCTACGCAGGAGACGCGCATCGTCTTCCAGCTATCGGTCAGCGCAGTTTGCGTTTTGTAAAAGAAGCCGCTGGTCCTGACCGGGTTGCCCAGCAGTAGGGTGCAGGCGTTTTCGGTCGACATCGATCCGGCGGCGGACTCAAACACCTCTTCGGGTATGCCGCTGGCCTCGTCAGCGACCAGAAGCACATGCTCACTGTGAACACCGGCCAAACTCTCGGGCCGCTCCTTGCTCGACGTCCTCGCTGAGATAAACGCCTCAGTCGGGCTGGCCTTGAGGACGACGCGGTCGCTGGTCGCGTCGATCAGCTCCTTCAGCGCGTCGGGCATATCCTTCATGCGGCGCTTCACCTCGGCGAACAGAGCGTCGAAGAGCTGGGCGCTGGTGGGCGCGGTAACCACGATCTTGACCGGGTATCTCGTCAGGAGAAACCAGAGCATGAGCGCGGCGGCTGCCGTTGACTTGCCGACGCCGTGGCCTGACCTGACACTGATCCGACGCTCGCCCGATGCGACCAGCTTCATCACCTCGGCCTGCCAGGGCAGCGGGTCGAAATCGAGAACCTCGACGCAGAAGTTCACAGGATCGTCGGCGTATTCCGCGAGGAACTCGACGAAGGCGTTGTCGGTCATCTATGCACCGTAAGGGTCGGCGAGCAGGCTCTGCATTTGCTGTTGCGTGATCGCCGGGTTGCCTATGAGCAGGCCGGGGATGGCTGCGGAGGCGGGGTTGGACATAAGCCCCTTGTCTCTAATAAATCGCCGGATAACGTCTTCGCGCGTCATGCCTTCCTTCGCAGCGCGCTCGTCTGCGCGACGTCGGAACAGCTCCATAAACGTGCCTTGCGAGGTCGGGTCGACGCCGGTTCGATCGGCCGCTCCCATCCACAGAGCGGCTTGCGTCTGCGGGCCAGTCAGGCCCATCTCTTCGCCTACCTCGTACATAAACGCCTCAAAGGCGTCATATTCACTGTCGTTAGGCTTGTCGGCCCACATCTGCGGCACCTTGAGGTCCGCGACGTCTTCTGCCGACATCTTGCCGTCCTTGACCGCCTTCTTGGGGTTAAAGGTGATCTGGGTCTTGCCGTCGACATCGCGCTCGCTGAAGTAGGGCGCAATTTTTTTGCCGTATTTTTTGCGCAGAGACTGCGCAGTCGCGGAGCCGATCTCCGCCTGGGTCGACAGCCAGCGCGGGTCTCTTGAGGCCATAGCCATGTAGCGCGTGAAGTGCAGATCCGCGGCGATATTGCGACCGCTGCCCTTTAAGCTCTGCGCAAAGCCCTTTGGCTTCGGGTTTTCTGTCCAGTTGCCCTGCGCGGGAGACACGCCGGTCTCAGGGTCTCCAGACCACGTTCCCTTTTGCTGACGCGATGCGATCAACTCTTGCAGACCCTGCGTCTTGTGACCGTAGCCTTTGGTGCGACCGCGAGCGACATCACGCGCGTCGTCCAGTTTTTCAATGCCCAGCAGACTGTCTCGATACTGCTCGCCCTCGGTCATGTTCGAGTTGCGCGGCATTTCTTGTGAGTACAACCGGCGGCGTATCTCTGAGGCGTTAGCGATGTTGGCGGGAACCTTGGAGCCTGGGGATGCGGCCCCCATCAGGTCCATGTACTCGGCCCACTGACGATTGCCCTCAACCTCGCCAAGCTCTCCGATAAACCAGTCGCGCAGCTCCTCAGTGTTGTACCAATCAGCGCCGCCAAGCTCGATGCCGCGCTTAATGTCGGCCTCCATCTGCTGGCGTGTGGCGTTGCCGGGGTCGCGCATCGCAGCCAGAGACGCCTCGACGCGGGGGGTGTTTTTCTTCGGACGGTAGCGCAGGAATGTAAACTCAGAACGATCAGGAGCGGCGCCCAAGTATCGCGGGTCGGAGCCTGCTGGCAGGTCGTACATCGATTTTGCAGGCGAGCCTCCAGGCATGTCGGCCTGGCGCTGCGCGGCTGCGTTGAGCAGGCCACCTGCCGCGGCCGCTGGCTTGGCGTTGCTGAATAACCCTTCAGGCGTAATGCGAACGGAGACCATACGGTTGTAGCCGTAATTGGCTCCGTCAATGATTAGCTCTTTCTCGCTTTCACCACCAACGAGAACAACGTCTTTTGGGTCTACCTCAAAATTTTTCGTTTGCTGGGCAACGTCTGGGCCTCGGCCATATCCATCAACGCGCTTGACCGGGATGGACCCCTGCGGAAATAAGCGTTCGAGATTGGCCTGCATGACCTGCTTATAAGCCGGGTAATCCGCGCTTCGGACTGCGTCGACCAAGCCTTTCGGGTCTACGTCCATCACATAGCGGTCAATACCGCTAAAGACCTCGGGGAACTCCATCCCCGCGCCATCTTCTCCCATGTTAAGAAAAAAATTATCGAGATCGGGGTAAAGCGCCTCGTCGTTGCGCTGAAGGATCCGGGTGCGGTCGAGGACGTCCTGGTCCCAGACTACGAAGTTGCGGGTGCCGCGGGCGCTGTCGGTGCCGCGCGATCCGGCGTCCTTGTAGCGCAGGCCGGGGACACCGGCGCCGCGCA